GAACGCGACCGTTGCCGACGCGATCCGGTCCTCTGCCATCCGGTACGGCGGCGTGATCCCGTTCGAGCATCCGATTGTTGGCGACCTGACGCTTCCGATGCACGCCGTCACGCAATCATCCCCCGCGAGGGCCACCGTCGGAATCCTGACAGTCAATTGACCCCATCCATCCATGAAAATCACAGCAGCACTCCTGATGTTCGGAGTGGTGGCACTAGCGGGGTGCACCACGCGAACCGCCAAGACTCCCGACGGCCGTGTGATCTACACGTCGACGAGGTTCGGGAACAAGGAGGCGATTCGGCGCGTGGAGTACCGGGCGCCCGACGGGTCGGTGTTCATCCTCGAGGGATTCTCGAGCGACCAAGTTGATGGCCTCGGAATCGTAACCGAGGCAGCCGCGCGGGGTGCAGTGCAGGGGCTTACGGGTCAGGCATCCGCGTTGAAGCTCGTCCCAAAGAACGACCCGTCCACCATCAAGCAGGAGATCGCCCCGTGAGCATGTCCCGATTCCGCGAGTACCGATTCCGCATCGGACGAATGCTCGCAGTCTCGGCCATGGTGCTCTGCGTCTCGTGCGGCTTCCTCACTGCAACTGCGCTCGCGCAGGGCGCCGAGCTTGGAGTTGGGATCTCGGTCGCCGAGAAAATGGTCGGCAAGACCCTCGCCGAGGGGGCGCTCGTGGTGGCTGGCCTGTGCGTAGCGGCCTTGTGCTTTGTCATCCGCATCGCCTACATGATGCACACGGACCAGTTGCGGAGCATGATCGAGCGAGAGAGGGCGCAGACTGCTGCGGATGTCCGGATCGCGGAGACCAACGCTGAGCTGGCCGCCCAGATCGAGGCTCTTGTCGTCGAGATGCGACGGCGACCGTGCATGAAAGCGAGGGACGAATGACCGGCCGCGCCGTCTTTTCCGCCGTCCGCTACGTCCTCCAGGGCGTGCTTGCGGCATTCGCCGTGTGGCTCCAGCAGATCGGCAAGACCGGATGGGATCAAATCTCCACGTTCGATGTCGTGTTTGTTTGCACGGCGTTGGCACTCGCCGGCCTCAACGCAATGGGAGCCGTGATGAACGGGTCATGGAGCGAAGCCCGAGTCCGGGGCGCGAAAAAACCCCCGGAGACCGCCGGGGGCTGATTGCTTGCGCCCGACTTAACGCAAGGCGCGTTGTGTTAAGTGGCCGCTGTGGTCATCGGATGGACGGCTTCGACGCCTCCTGAGGCTTCCTGGGACGCCCCTTGGGCCAGCCTCCGCGTTTACCGTTCTCCCGGGCTGCCTTGGTCTTGGCGGCTGAACGGGCCTTGCCGCCCAACCTCCCCAGGGCGGACGCTGCATCGTGCGGGTTCACTGTTCGCTCGGGTTGTGCCATTGACCGACCTCCCGGTGCGGGCCGTTGGCGTTGATCTGCCGCACGTACCCGCACCGGCACTTCTGGTACAGCGTGGCCCAACCGTGGGCCATCTGATTCTCCCGGACCGGGTACGGGACTGGGCCCGAGAAGCCGCGCTCCCTGTTAAGTTCTTCGATGGGTCTGTGCTGGTGTTTCATCGGACGTAGATTTCGTATTCGCGGACGGTGTCACCGGCCCGGTCCAGACGGCCGGCAATGCACGTCCGCGGATTCATTATTCCGGGCGGTCAAATTGCATCTCGCTGGTGATCATTTCGACCACCCGCTCGACTGAGTAGTGGCTGTGTTCGTTTTCCGCATCCGTCCAGTTCTCCAGCGCGCATTCGATGATCCCGGCTAGCTCGGCCCTCGTGAACCGGCAGATATGCGTGTCACCGTAGAAATTGGACGAGTGATTCTCTGTTCCGGGAGTCGCGTAGCACACGCGCCGAGCCCCCATGAATTGTTTCACCGCCGCCGCGATTTGTGATTTCTGCTGGATGGTCGTGTTGATTTTGCTCATTGCGGGACCAGTAATACCTAACCGATTGGCTATTGTCAACAGGAACGCGGAAAAATCTCGGGCCTCAACGCCCAGAACCGCGCGGCGTCCTCGGCTGTCGCCAGTTTGCGCTTTTTTTCGCTTCGCAAGGCATTGAGCCTTCGGCTCATCCGCAGCTTCACTCTGCGGGTGTTAAGATTTCTATGGACCTTCTACACCGAAATGTGTACGTACATGCCCGTGCCGAATTCCCGAGATCCCAACAAGCGCCAGATTGGCGTTTGGCTGCGGCCGGATGAAGTCCAGGCGCTCGATGCGCTGGCTCAGAAGCTCGGGATCACACGCGCCGATCTTCTGCGGGCCTTGGTCAGCGAGAAGACCGATTTCTACAAAAACGCGAAGCGACGCGCGAAAGTCACTTAACAATTATTGTTAGTCCTTCTATGGCTACTGCGAAGCGTAAAAAGGGAGGTAAGTCGGTTGGGGTTTGGGTTACTAAGGAGGAAGCGATGGCGCTGGAGCGTAGCGCCCGAAGTAACGGCCGGACCATCGGTGGCGAGATCCGGTTCCGCCTAGCAAAGCTCAAGGCTGTGGTTGCTGGTGAGTGAGTTTTTTTCGATGCTGTGTACGTACACCAAACAAACATGAGCGCACCAACACTAACCGGCTCGGCGCTTCGGGAGTTCGTCATCAGCGAGGCGAGGCGGTTGCAGGTTCAGAACTCCATCCAACTCTCCTCCTATGAGGAAATCCGGCGCAACGCGGCTGGTACGGCCAAGTCGCTCAACGGCGTGCTGGAGAACCTGACCACGCTTCGCGATGAGGCGATGGCGGCGATGAGCGGCGCTGACGGATGGATTGAGTCCCTCCAGCGCGATCAGGAGTACATCGCGGGACTCCTGACGCGGTTGGAGGCGGACATCGCCGCCGGGCGGCCGAGCGACTTGGGTACGTTGGTGATCGAAGGGGGCGGCAAGTGAACCCACTCCCTCCGAAGTGGCCCGGCATCGTGATGATCCTGGCAGGCCTGTTGGGCTTGGTCTTCATGGTGAATCCGAAGGCCGCAGGCGTTGCCCTCATCGTAGTCATCCTCGCCGCCTGCCTGCTATGCGCCCTCGGGGCTCTCAGCGCCCTCATCGCCGCAGAACGCGCGGACCGCGCGATGGGCGTGACCTCCGAGGAGGTTGAGCGATCCGCCCGCGAGTACGCCGATGTCCTGCGCGAACGCCTCCGCATGGAGGAGGCCGAAGTCAGCGCCGCCGCCGTCATCCTCGACGATTTTCCCGCCCGGGGCTCTGCCACTGAACACAAACCGATGGGAGGTGATCAGGGACTCAGCCAAGACACGGCAACCCCGGGCGCCAATTTCCAGCCGGCAGCAACCAGCGCAACAACTGCCCGAGACCGAAAAGGCGCACCCCACCGGAGCCTGCCCGAGTAGCGCGGGACACGGTGCGCGGCTGGATTCACTCACCCCAACAAAACCCAACGCATGGAAACCCAATCGTCAGCAGTCTTGAAACAGGAACCCCGCGTGCCGGTGCTTGCCGGACCGCGCGGGTTGGTCATCTCGGACATGGATTCTCTTTGGCGCTTCGCTTCGTACGTCGCCGCCAGCGGGCTCGCCCCGAAGGGGATTCAAACGAAAGAGGCCATCTTCGTGGCCGTCCAGATGGGCCTCGAAGTGGGCCTGACGCCCATGGCGGCCCTCCAGAACATCGCCGTCATCAACGGGCGCCCGACGCTCTGGGGCGACGCCCAGCTCGCCGTGGTGCGGTCCACAGGCGATCTGGAGGTGTTCGAGGAGTGGTATGAAGCGCGCGGCAAGCGGCTCACCCGCAACCCGTCGGAATTCGGCGACGACACGACAGCAGTCTGCAATGTGAAGCGGGCCGGGTACGCGGCGGCTGAAACCGCGTTCAGCGTGGCGGACGCCAAGGCCGCGCAGTTGTGGGGCAAGCAGGGCCCATGGTCGCAGTACCCAGCGAGAATGCTCCGGATGCGTGCTCGCTCGTTCGCCCTCCGCGACCAATTCGGTGACGCGCTGCGCGGGTTCCGGTCAGTCGAAGAGGCCGGCGACGAGCCGCAGACGATGACGGTCGTCTCCTCTCCTGCGCCCACGTTTCTCCCGTCACCCGTCGAGAAGTCCACGGACGACTCCGACACGGCGCCAGCGAGGTCGGTGGAACCGCCCGCCGTGAATCCGGGTGCGGCAGTCCCGCCCGCCGCCGACGCGGGCGTTGGTCCCGTCAAGCAGCTCGAGGAGCTGGCGACTGGCCTTGGAGCCACGTTCGAAGACTTTCGGCAGTTCGCTGCCGAACCGTTCCCCGACTCGTCGTCCTGGGGATCGTGGTCGGAGGTGTCCACCGAGTGTGCCTCCGCGTGTCTTCGGGCGCGTGGTCGGTTCACCGCGAAGTTGAGCGCCATCCTCGAGGCGAGGAAGGGGGCGAAGTGAGCAACGACGAACGCGGCGGCCTCCCGAGCGCATCATCTTTCGAGCGCCTCGCCGCCTGCCCTGGTTCCTTCTGGTGGGCCAAGCAGGCGCCCGAGCCCGAGGAGTCCGAGGACGCCGCCACCGGGACTAGGATCCACGCCTACCTCGCGGGCGAGATCACGGCGGACAAGCTCAGCGAGGAGGAAATGCACACGGCGACCGCCTGCGACTCTCTGGCGTGCGAGTTCCTCCAGTCGCGCGGGTTCGCTCCGGAGAGTCCCGTCAAGCGTGAGGAGCGGTTTTGGTTCCAAGATGATGGAAACAACCTGTTCTCCGGCAAGGCCGACCTGTTCGCACGCAAGGGACCGTTCGGCGTGGTGATCGACTACAAGACCGGACGAGGGGACGTGGCGCCCGCCCCTGAGAACCTCCAGCTCCGCGCCTTGGTGGCGTGCGTCGCGTCCGAGGAGTTCCTGGCAACCGTCGAGGTGGTTATCGTCCAACCGTGGGCCTCGCCGCGCGTGACGGTGGCGACCTACGACGGGGTGGCCATCGAGCGTGCCACGGAAGAGAGCGTCCGCATCGCCCGGCGTGCGATTGAGGACGGAGGCAAGACGACGACGGCCGGGGATCACTGCCGGTACTGCCCAGCGAAGGGGCTATGCCCGGCCACCAGGGCTGCGGTTCAGACTCTGGCTGTGACCGTAGCGGACCGCGCACAGCGCGAGCTGATGAGCCCCGCTGAGAAACTGGCGTTCTGGAAGGCGTGCAACCTGGCGATTGAGATCGCTGAGTCATTCAAGGCGAACGTCAAGCGCGAGCTGGAGAAGGATCCGAGCAGCATTCCAGGACTGACTCTAAAGCCTGGGGCGGTGCGAACCAAGGTGACGGACGTGTCGGCGCTGTACTCGCGCATGTGGACACGTTTCCAGACATCCGCCGAGGCGTTCGCGTCCGCCTGTTCGATCACCAAGACCGACCTCAAGGCGCTGGTTCGCGAGCAGACCGGAAAGAAGGGCGCCGAGCTGGACGCGGTGCTTGGCGAACTGGTCTCTGGGATCGTCGAAGAGAAACAGACCGCTCCAAGCGTGGAGGAGGTGAAGGCGTGAACTCTGAAGAACGTGAATATCGCGCGGACAATGCGGCACGCATTGCATTCATGAAGTCAGAATTGGCGTTCCTTCGGGATCACCGATTCCGAATAGAGCGTGAGATGGAGCAGGTTTCACAACGCATCGCGGAACTGAGTAGGTCGATTGAGTTCGAGAAGGCTCGGTGCGCGAAAAAGGAGGTGAAGTCGTGAGCACTGACAACACCCGGAGCGGGCCTGACCCGAAGTTGGCTGTATCGGATGGTTCGGGGACGGTCAAATTCAAGTACCGCGTCCATTCGATACTGGTCAAACTGGGCGGCACCATCTCCGGAGGAGCCATCATCGAGGCCAGAGAGGTCGGGAAGCGGAACTGGATGCCGGTCCGCATCGGCGGTGTCGATCTCGTGTACCGTGTCCGGCAGACGGCCGAGCGTCACTGCGCGTGGCTGAATGACCCGAGCGGGACAGAGCCCGAATGGGGTCAAGACGAGTCGCCGAACGCGACCGGCTCAGCCACGGAGGGCCGATCGTGAGCACTGACAACACCCGGAGCGGGCCTGACCCGAAGTTGGCTGTATCGGATGGTTCGGCATCTTTTTGGTGGATGCCTCGCCGGACTGACCCAACGCACTCTGGCTGGTACTACGTGCGCGAAGTGCAACCTCGCCTCTGCGTCGGAATCCGATATTTCGACGACTCAGACCAAACATGGTGGGCAGTGTCAAAGGACGGAAAGAACGACGGCTCGCTTGTGCCGAATGAGACATTTTACGACTGGCTCACGATCCCACACATCTCCGACAGACAACGCTCGTGACGCCGAACGCCGTATCGACCGACAAATGACCACTCTACACATCAACTCCTCTCTGGTACTAGGCTCCAAACTGGAGCGCCAGTTCGCCCTCCGGTGGGCCACGGTGCGCGGCGCCCGCCCGATGGAGCGCGAGTTCCAGTTCACGCCGGGCAGGAAGTTCCGCTTCGACTTCGCCGACCCGCAGAGTCGCGTGGCGATTGAGTTGGACGGTGGCCTGTGGCGAGGCTCTGCCGGCGGTCACACGTCGGGCGCCGGGGCCACGCGCGACAGGCTCAAGGACTTCCTAGCGACCGTATCGGGGTGGACCGTGTTCCGGCTCACGCCCGAGATGGCGAAGGACAGGGCCACCCTCGAGGCCATCGCGGACTTCATCAACCGCAGGTTGGCCCATCCGCATCAACTGCCGTGAAGAAACACCTTCGAGTTTTGAGCCTTGGGGCCGGCGTACAGAGCACGACCATTGCTCTGCGGATCGCGGACGGATACTACCCGCCAATTGACGCGGCAATCTTTGCCGACACTCAGGAAGAGCCGCGTGCCGTCTACGATCACCTGGCGTGGCTGGAGAACGAGACGAAGCACGCCTTCCCTATCATCAAGGCGTCGGCCGGTAAACTCGGGGATGATGTGATTCGGGGTGAAAACACGACGGGAAACCGATTCGCTGCAATTCCAGCGTTCACGATCGACCACGATGATGAGAACTCGGAGGTGGGAAAGACACGGAGGCAATGTACCGCAGAATACAAGCTGGACGTGATCGAGCGGGTGATCCGACGACAGTTGCTGCACCTACAGCCTCGCCAGCGTATCCCGAAAGGGACCGAAATCGTCCAGATCATCGGCCTGTCTGCTGACGAGCCTGGAAGGGTTTTGAGGGTTCGGGCGAACTGCGTCGGATCCTTTTTTAAGCCAGAGTTCCCGCTCCACGAGTCCGGCGAGACCCGCGCCAACTGTCTCGCCTATCTGGAAAAGAGGGTTCCACACAAGGTCCCAAGGAGTGCGTGCGTCTTCTGCCCGATGCACAACAACTTCGAGTGGCGGATGCTGCGCGACACAGACCCGGAAGGGTGGGCGCGAGCCGTGCAGGTCGACGAGGGGATGCGAAAGCCAGGAACGATCATGAACAGAGGAATGAACGGGCAGCTCTACCTGCATCGCTCCTGCGTTCCACTTGCCCAGGCCGACATCTCGGGGCCCGACCAAAGGCCGCTCCAGTACGGACTGAACTTCGCCCGCGAATGCGCTGGGATGTGCGGGATGTAGAAAGACCTAAACATGAGCCAGCTTTACGCCAGGGTGTTCCTCCAGATCCTCGATTCCTCGCTTGCCGAGGATTGGAAGACGCGCCACGTGTTCGAGGACATCCTCAAGCTGGTCAACCGGGATGGCGTTTGCGACATGACACATGCGGCCATCGCTCGCCGCACCAATGTGCCGCTCGAAGTGGTGGCGGCGGCCATCGGAAAACTGGAGAGCCCGGACAAGAACTCTCGGGACTCCGAGTACGAAGGCCGCCGGCTCATCCGCCTGGACGATCACCGCGACTGGGGCTGGAGGGTGGCGAACTGGGACAAGTACGACGCGGTGAAGAACGACGCCGAGCACCGGGCGTGGAAATCCAAGGAGATGGCGAACTACCGCTCCCGTCTGCGAGCACGGAAAAACACCCCCTCTTCCTCCCCCACACCCCCTCCTACTCCCCCAGAGGCATACACAGATACAGAAGTAGGGTCTACATGTAGACCTACTGTAGACCTACCTGTAGATCTACATGTAGACTACAAGTCCGGGACACAGCCGGACAAAACCGACGTGTGCGTGTCGGATCGTCCGATTGAGCCGCCCCGAGGATTCCCCTCCTCAGAGTCCGAAGCCCGAGAATCCGCAGCCCTTTGTTCCGTCCCGGAGGATTTTGCTGCCAAGTGTTGGAACCTAGCCGCATCCCGGGGATTTCTGGACGCCCGGGGCCAGCAGATCCGGTCGTGGCGGCACTACGCGGCCTCCTGCTGGGCTTTTGAACGCGACCGAGTATCCCGGCAGCAGACGGCCCGAGCCAGCGCCTCCAATGGTAAGCAGGCGCCTCCGACGCACCGGGACGGGCGGCCGAGGTCGATAGCCATGGAGACTCTCCGGGAGGTTGAGGCCAAAATGCGAGCCATGGGGGACCTGCCGTGAAATCCGTCTGCCGCTTCTGCCACCTGCCGATCGAGATGCCGCTCCCGGCTGACGAGCGGATGGGGAAATTCCTCCGAGTTCTGGCAACCCGCGCCTGTTGCAACCGCTGCGCCGACTATCAGCGCACCCAACGCGATCGCGGGGAACTCCTCGGGCACCTCGGACATCAGCACGCCTGCACGTTCGAGGAGAGCGACCGCCAGCCAATGGAGCGTGCCGCACGGGCAATCATGATCGCAGCCATCCGCGCGGCCGAGGAGCACCATTTCCTGAGCGGTCTGGAGCGCGAGGTTGACGAGTGGATGGATAATTTCCGCCGGGATCCACGAGCGGCAAGGTGGCAAACCCAGTTGTTCGTCAAGGGGGTGGCGGACATTGCCAAGGCGACTCACCAGAAAGCTGTAGCGGTATGACATACCAAGATTTCCTTCGCAGAAAGCTCGTTTCGGCGCGTCCCAATGGACTCGCATCGGTTCCAGAGCTGCACCCGTGCCTGTTCGACTTCCAACGGCGCGTGGTGGACCGGGCGTTGCGGGCTGGACGCTATGCCCTGTTCCTTGACACGGGACTCGGAAAGACGCTTTGCCAGCTTGAGTGGGCGCGGCATGTCCCAGGAGAAGTGCTCATCTTCGCCCCTCCCGCCGTGGCCCCTCAAACGGTACGCGAGGCCAGCCAGAAGCTCGGTCTCGATGTGCATCACTCCCGCGACGGTTCTGCCCATGGAAAGATCACGATCACGAACTACGAGCGGATGCACCATTTCGACCTGACTCGGTTCTCGGGCGTGGTGCTCGACGAAAGCTCGATCCTGAAATCGTTCTCCGGAAAGACCCGCAATCTGCTTGTCGAGTCGTTCAAACAGACTCCGTTCCGGCTGGCTTGTACGGCGACTCCATCTCCCAACGATCACACGGAACTCGGGAACCACGCGGAATTCCTCGGGATCATGACGACGAACCAGATGCAAGCGCGATGGTTCGTGAACGACACAGGGGAGACTGGAACTTGGAGATTAAAGGGGCACGCCGCACAGGATTTCTGGCGCTGGGTTTCGACGTGGGCGGCCTGCGTGTCGAGGCCTTCGGACGCCGGAGGGGACGATGGGCCTTTCGCGTTGCCTCCTCTCACGACCGCAATGCACGTCGTGGAAACCAAGGCGCGTCCGGATGTTGACTCTGGAAGCCTGTTCGGGTTTACGGAGCTTTCCGCAACCAACATCTACGCGGACAAGCGGGCGACGTTGAAAGAGCGGGTTGAGCGGTCGGCAGAATTGGCGGACACGTCAGAGCCGACCATCATCTGGTGTGAATCAAACGACGAGAGCGCCGCGTTGAGCCGCGCAATTCCGAACAGCGTCGAGGTGCGCGGCTCCGACGATCCGGACGAGAAGGAGGAGAAGCTCGACGCATTCAGCCGTGGTGATGTCTCCAAGATCATCACCAAGCCAAGCATCGCCGGTTTCGGGCTCAACTGGCAGCACTGTTCGCACGTCGTATTCGCGAGCCTCTCGTTCAGCTACGAGAGCTTCTACCAAGCCATCCGCAGATCATGGCGCTTCGGTCAGAAGCGTCCCGTCCGAGTGGATGTTGTGATCGCGGAATCGGAGCAGGGAGTTCTAAGGACCGTGCGCGAGAAGATGGAGGCGCACGACGAGATGAAGACAGCCATGAGGAACGCGGCAATCAACGCACTGAACGCATGACAACGGAACACGGAAAAACCTGGAAGGCGCACAACACGGATTGCGTCCCATTCGCGGAATCACTGGCCGATGAGTCGATCGGATTCTCGGTCTACTCTCCACCGTTTGCCAACCTGTACACCTACTCGTCCATGATGGAGGACATGGGGAACTGCGCGGACGATGACGAGTTCATGGAGCACTACAGCTTCCTCGTGGGATCCATCTTCCGCGCGACCCAGCCTGGAAGGCTCTCGGCCGTCCACTGTATCGACCTTCCTAGCTTCAAGTGGAAGCACGGCGAGGTAGGGCTTCGCGATTTCCCGGGAATGATCATCCGAGCCCACATTGACTCAGGGTTCGTCTATCACTCGCGAATCACGATTTGGAAGGATCCCGTGGTGGAGATGCAGCGCACGAAGTCAATCGGGCTCCTGCACAAGCAACTCAAGAAAGACTCAGCGATGAGCCGCGCCGGCCTTCCCGACTACCTTCTGGCGTTTCGTAAGCCGGGTGAGAACGCGAACCCAATCACGCACACGGCGCAACAGTTTCCGGTTGAGCAATGGCAACAGTGGGCAAGCCCCGTCTGGATGGATGTCCAGCAGACGCGCACACTGAACAAGGAAGCAGCCCGGGAGGCAGCCGACGAAAAGCACATCTGCCCTCTCCAGTTGGATCTGATCGAGCGGGCTTTGGTTCTCTGGTCAAACCCGGGCGATGTCGTGTTCTCGCCGTTCATGGGCATCGGGAGCGAAGGCGTTTGCTCTCTCAAGCTCGGAAGGCGATTCATCGGTACGGAACTCAAGGAGAGCTATTTCAAGCAGGCCTGCGGGTTCCTTCGTCAAGCTGAGGCCGAACAGGAGACTCTGCTGTGAAACACATCATCGAAGAAACCAACATGCAGCGCATTGAGGGCGTCCTCGGCATGACCGTCTCGGACGCCATCAAGCGATTGGACGAGATGCGTGAGGCCATCCGCGCCATCCGCACCGAGATTGTGCTCGCGGTCGACCCTATCACGGCAGCCATCGACGCAGTGGCTGCGATCTACGGGGTGACGCCTGCGCAGATCAAAGGGCGGGAGAGGCCAGACCACATCATAGCCGCCAGGCACGCGGTCTACACCGCTCTCCACGAGATGGGGCTTTCGTCGAACGTGATCGGTGGGGCCTTGGAACGGGATCACGCGAGCGTCCTGCATGGGTTGGAGTCGTTCCAGAACCGTCTCCAGACCGACCGGCGCGAGGCGTCGAGGTTCGAGAAGGTGCGCGTGGCGGTTGGGGAATTGAAGATTTCCACGCATGCGCGTGGCTAAAAGGAAAAACCATGGCAACCAAGAAGACTAAACCCGCACAGAAACCTCAGCCGATGGGGCCCCAGCAGATCGTGGTGCTTGATCGCGGTTGGGTGCTGGTCGGGAAGACGGAAGAGGCGGGCGACAAACTCCTTATCACGGATTCGCGATGCATCCGCTACTGGGGCACCACGTCCGGGCTCGGTCAGTTGGCCGAGAGTGGTCCGACGGACAAAACCAAACTCGACCCGATGGGGCGTGTGATCGCTCCGATGCGGGCCGTCATCGCCGTCATCGCATGCAAGACCGCTTGGTAACGCTCTCCGGCGACGGCTACGGCTACGGCTACGGCGACGGCGACGGCGACGGCGACGGCGACGGCTACGGCTACGGCGACGGCTACGGTGACGGCGACGGCGACGGCTACGGCTACGGCAGAGGGCAGATCGTCGAGCGGGCCTGACC